TGGTCAGTAATAGTACTAAGTGAGGGTGATGAAGTTAATCTTGACATGAGGATTAAGGAGGAAAATACAGGTGCAATTCTCCTCGGTCAGCCATGTTATATTTCAGGTTCAGTAGGAGTTGCAAAACCAAAGGTTGGTTTAGCAGACTGTGATGATGCAAGTAAGATTCGTGTTAAGGGTTTGGCTACTACTGATCTCTCAAAGAATGCTAATGGATACTTGAGGTTTCATGGAGTTCTTGATGGTATAGATGCGACCAAGGGCGAGGGTGTTAATCCTAACTCGGAGGACTGGGTTGCGGGAGATCAGTTGTGGGTATATACAACTGCGGGTGGACTTACTAATGTAAGGCCTACTTCGGGTAGGTGTATTAAAGTAGGTACTGCGCTGGAAGTTGAATCTGACCATATGAGTCTCTTTGTTGATATTAGGGAGAACGAAGTCTGGAGTACTGCAGCTGCGGCTGAAGATGTTGTGCTTAGGGTAGGTGATGTGATTGGGGTTAATAAGGTTTCGATTAGGAACTTTACAAATACTGAAGTTGCAAGTGTTGATTCCTATGGTGGAATAGTTGGTCGATTTTCAGAGATAACCCAAGCTACTTCTGACACACTCACGACGATAGAAATGAGTGGTCAGCAGATAAATAACTTTGGTCAAGGTGCTGCGGATAACCTTCAAACTTTGCCTGTTATTGCTGAAGGGTTACATGCAAGGTTTATGTGTTCTACTGCTCAAGCAGCTAATTATTTTAGAATACAGGCTAACACTAATGATAAGATATACTGGAATGGAACAGCAGGAAGTGACAATGGATGGGTTACAATAGCGGTTCCAGTAGTAGGTGCCTTCTTTGACATTTGGGCCTTTCAGACTGCAGCAGGTGCTTGGGACTGGTGGGCAGAAGTTGGCTTTGGCAACTGGGCGGTAGGAGGTCCGTAATGAGAAGGAAAAACGGAGTCTTTAGACCACAGTATTGGTGGCCTCTTGAAGAGAGTATGGATTCTACTACAGGGGCATTAGCAGGGACGTTTACCCACGCAGGCACGAACCGAACACAAGTCAATCCTACATCTGGTTTGATTGAAGCAGTAGGTGCGAATGTCGGAAGGTTTGAGAATGTCGGTGGACACAATGCCCTTCTGGTTGAACCTGCGGGAATCAATCTGTGTACCTATAGTGAGATTTTCAGGGCGGCGTTAGGGGATTGGTCAAATACCAGTTGTACTATTGGGGATAATGCCACAACTGCCCCTGATGGAACTGAAACAGCAGACAAGATTGTTGAGGCGAGTGATGTAGCCACCTACCATCAGATTGCCCATACTATCGCCGGGGCAAGTTTTACAGATGATACAAGCGTAACTTATTCTGTCTATTTAAAACCAGCAGAGAGACCATGGGCTAGATTGGTAGTATCAACTAAAGCTGCCAATTTCTACGGCGCTTATTTTAATCTTGCTACTGGGGCAGTTGGAACGGAAACCGTTGATAGTTATGGCTCTGAATCAATGGGTAATGGATGGTATCGGTACTGGATAACTCACGATATAGAGAACGGGGCAGGAACACCAGTATTTTTTGTCATTCTTGCGGAGGCCGCCAACGATCAAACCTACGACGGCGACGGCTCCTCCGGCATCTACATCTGGGGCGCACAGGTAGAAGAATCTCCTGTCCCCACATCCTATATCCCCACAGTAGCTTCCGCAGTCACCCGTGCAACCGAATCCGGCGAACCTCACTGGACACTTCCCACGAATCTGTTTGATGCGGAGGGGACAGCGATAGTGTGGTGGAGGCCGGGGTATGCACTTTTAGTAACTCCTTTGTCGGGCGGGATAATATCAGTTAGAGATAATTCTGAATCGTTCCTTTATAAACATACTGCTGGTAGTTTAGTATCTTATGATGGCACTGGAGGAGCATTTTCAGATTTAGTATACGTTGCAAACACTTGGTACAAACTCGTCGCTAAATGGGGCTATCTTGTCGGTGGAGTTCAAAAATTTCGTGTCGGTGTTGATTCTGGCGCAGGGGTAGCCTGGGGAACTGAACAGAACTTTGACGGTTCCTACACCCTCGATGCATATCTCCGAATCGGCTACGATCTATTCTCAAGGATGCACATAAGAGACCTCATGCTTTTCGGTCATGCCTTATCAGATACGATGATAGACAACTACACGAGTCGTCCGTAATAGGGGAAGTTTCAATATGAATTTAACAGCATATTTCTCACAACTAGGAACACCGAAAACGGGGCTTTCCCCGACCGTAAATATCCGTGACATCTCTGACGGTTCCCTTGTCGTGACTGCGGGTGCGATGACAGAGGTGGGGGATGGGTTCTATTGGTACGCCTTCGCCGGTTACGATCCCGCAAAAGATTACACGATCCGGTGTGACGGAGGGGCAACGCTCATTGATGCCGACAGATACGCGGCAGCTTCAACCGGCTTCCCCGCTGATGGTTCCGGGTTTACCGCCCTCGGAGATGCTAGGCTTGCGAACCTCGACGCAGCTATAAGCACCAGAACGAAACCAGCCGACACACAGGCAAGGGTAACGCTGGTTGATACGACAACTGAGAATACCGACATGCGAGGTACGGACGACGCGGCCACGGAAGCAAAGCAGGATATCATTGATACCGTCGTCGATGCCATCAAACTCAAGACGGACACCCTGGGAGGCGCCGGGGCGATAACATGGACATATACCTTGACAAATTCAGTCACAGGGGCGCCGATCGACGGGGCGGAAGTGTGGGTAAGCTCTGATAGTGCGGGGGCCTTTATTATTGCAAGCGGCACGACAGACGACGATGGAGTCGTGACATTCTACCTTGACGCCGGGACGGTTTATGTCTGGCGAAAAAAAGCGGGTTTTAACTTTACAAATCCCGACGAAGAAACGGTGAGTTAAAATGGGCGGGACAGGAACGGGAACACCAATAACCGGGGCGGCAAGCGGGGGTGGGTGGTCATTAGTCACGGCCCCCGTCATTGAACCGATAACCCTTGCGGAACTCAAGATGCACCTGCGTCTCGATACAGACACCCTTGACGATAATCTGACGCTGGCGCAATCCCTCGCCTTTGCTTCTCATGCTGTCCACGATGAATATACTACCCATGTCGGAACGGGCGTGGATGTCCTCGGCCATGAGGCCATTGCCGTCCTGAATGCTGGCACCAACGGGGCCACCGGGACGAATGACACAAAGATACAGGAATCTGATGACAACGTAACGTACACCGACTGGACCGGCGGCGCTTTTACTCAGGTCACGACCGCGAACGATAACGCCGACTACAAACTCCCGTATACCGGAGTGAAGCAGTATATCCGGACGGCATCAAAGGTGCTCCTGGCGGCCTGTGAATTTGGCACATCGATACTTGTGAATGAGGCAACGGCGGCGGATGAAGATTTACTCGAGGATATTTTGACAGCGGCACGGGAACACGTCGAGGACATTACCCGAAGATATCTCTTAACGCAGACATGGACTTACTCTTTGCCGTCGTGGCCCGATAAAAATTATTTCAAGCTACCCGGGGGCAATCTCCAAAGCGTGACCTCTATAAAATATAAGGATTCGGACGGTGATGAAACGACCATGACCGAAACAACTGACTATCTGGTTGAGACCAACGGGGAAGGTATCGGGAGAATCGTGCTGCCTTACGGTGAATCGTGGCCGAGCTTTACCCCGTACCCCTCGAATCCGATAACGATTGAATTTGTGTCTGGCTGGACTACGGCGGCGGCGGTCCCCTACAAGATCAAGGCGGCAATCAAGCTGATTTGTGCCGACCTGTACGAGATGAGAGGCGAGCCGGTTTTAGGGCAGAGTGTAATTGAAAGCAAGGCGGCTCAGAGGCTTTTGGCTTCAAGCAGACTGTGGGATGAATTCTAATGAACATCGGCGCACTCAATAAAAGAATCACCATTGAAGCTCCCACCAAGGCAAGCGATGGCATGGGTGGTTTCACGGTGACGTGGTCTGAGATTGCCGCTGATGTTGCGGCCGCAATCTGGCCGGTCTCAGCGAACGAGCAAATCAAAGCTATGGGTGCGGTGATGACCATGACCCATAGAATCAGGATACGGTACCGAAGCGACATAAGGTCTTCGTGGAGACTGAAATATAAGAATGACTACTTTGATATTGTTTCGATAGTCAATCCGAACATGGCAAACAGGGCATTAGATATCATGGTGAAGGCGGTCTAATGAAAAACTTCACAAAAGCACTCTATACTAAAGCTGGATCTTCCGCTTTTATGACATCGATCGGAAACAGGCTCTTTGAAAACGAGGCCCCGGACGGTGCGGCTTTCCCGTACTGTGTTTATCAAATTGTTTCGGATGTGAAGGAGTGGGAATTTACAGAACGGTTCAGAGACATCCTGGTTCAGTTTTCGATATTTTCAACGGCTTCAGGGTCAACAGAAATCAAGGATATCTATACAAACCTGATTGCCCTGTATGATGAGTGTTCTTTTTCAGTTACGAGCAATACCTT